GGTTTTATGATTTAAGGTTTGTTTTAAATAATGGCTATTGGAACAATACTTATAAGCTTTGGCAAAACAATAATAACCTTTGGAATGATATAGTTCTAGGTGCTGATTTTTATAATGACCAAATATTTTGCACAGACCAAGAAGTTAATCAATTATTAAATAAATACTATGATCCTAATTTAGGTCAGTTTGTATATTATGATGAGTTTGGTAATTTAATACCAATAGAAAATGGAGCCGCAGAAGATTTCGTATATTACAGCGGTTTCCAAGACATAGAAGACCTAGAAGAAGGGACTCCTGATGAGTACGTTTTTTACAATGGTAGTAGTAATACATATATAGTAAGATGAAAACAAGATTAAGAAATAACAAAGGGCAATTCAAAAAGGAATCTAAGGTTTCAGAATTTGGGTTTGTAAATTTAAGTACTTACACTAGTCCTGAAATTAAAGAAGTAACAGGCAAGGATTGGATTGAGTATGGTGCTGACAATAATTACTTTCAATACCTGATCGACAGGTACAATGGAAGTCCTACAAATAATGCTGCCATCAATGGTATTAGCCAAGCTATTTACGGGAAAGGTTTAAACGCCACCAATTCAAGTTCTAAGCCAAATGAGTATGCTCAAATGGTTTCTTTGTTTAAGAAAGATGTAGTTAGAAAATTATGCTATGATTTAAAATTGATGGGTCAATGTGCTATTCAGGTTATTTATTCCAAGGATAGAAAAACTATTGCACAGTTAGAGCATATGCCAGTTGAAACTTTACGAGCAGAAAAATGTAATGAAGACGGGGATATACCTGCTTATTATTATTTTAAAGATTGGGCAAATATAAAAAGAAGTGACAACCCTTTAAGAATACCTGCTTATGGAATGTCTAAAGAAAATATTGAGATATTTTATATAAAGCCCTATAAATCAGGCTTTTACTACTACTCCCCTGTGGATTACCAAGGTGGTTTACAATATGCTGAACTAGAAGAAGAGGTTTCTAACTATCATTTAAATAATATTTTAAATGGACTGGCACCCAGTATGCTTATTAATTTTAACAACGGAACTCCAAACCAAGAAGAAAGAAGATTAATAGAACAAAAAATAGCTCAGAAGTTTTCAGGAACTTCTAACGCAGGTAAATTCATTTTAGCATTTAATGACAACAAAGAAAGTCAAGCAGAAATAACCCCTGTACAATTAAGTGACGCACATAACCAATACCAATTCCTTTCAGAAGAATCACAGTCTAAAATACAGGTAGCCCATAGGGTTGTATCACCTTTTTTACTAGGTATTAGAACTAGCTCAGGGTTTTCAAGTAATTCAGATGAAATAAAAACTGCATCCTTATTAATGGATAACACAGTTATAAGACCTTTTCAGGAACTTTTAATAGATTCCTTTGATGAATTACTATCATACAATGAAATTGCTTTAAACCTATACTTTACAACCTTACAACCATTAGAATTTACTGAAGTAGATAGTTCAATACAAGATGATGAAACTATTGAAGAAGAAACAGGTGTTGAAACAGTTGATGGTATTGATGCAGGTAGTGGTGTTGATGTTATATCTGAAAATGTTACAGAAGATGAAATTGAAAAAGTAGATGCTTCATATAATGGTGCTCAAATTTCAAGTGCAATATCTATTATTGAAAAAGTAAAAGAAGGTATTTTAACTCCTGAACAAGCTAAAACATTCTTAATTCAGTTCTTACAATTACCTGAAAATGTTGCTAATTCATTCTTTGATAATGACACGATAAATTTATCAAAAGTTAAAAATTACCTAGAATCAAAAAGAAAAAAAGAAGTAAGTTTAGAATCATTTGGTGAAGATGAAGATTTAACTGAATGGGAATTAATAGATGAAAGGAAAGTTGATTATGAAGATGAAGATGCTTTAGATTTTCAGATAGACCAATTAAATAAAAAAGATAAAAGTTTACTTTCTAAGATATGGAATTTTGTATCTACAGGAACTGCTAGACCAAATGCAAAAAGTAGTCAAGATGAAGATGTTGATGGAACGCAGTTTAAAGTTCGTTATCAATATGCACCATTAAAAGATACTTTTACAGATGGTAAAAATGTAACTAGAGATTTTTGTCAGAAAATGGTAACAGCTAAAAAGATATATCGAAAAGAAGATATTGAATTAATGAGTAAAAAATCTGTGAATGCAGGGTGGGGACCACGAGGTGCAGATACCTATTCAATTTGGTTCTATAAAGGTGGAGGTGCGTGCCATCATTTTTGGATGCGAAAAACTTATATGAAAAAAGGAAAAGGAAGTATTGACATAAATAGTCCACTAGCGCCAACTGTTAGTGTAAACCAAGCTCGAAAGGCAGGTTTTAAACCTGAAAAGAATAGTGAACTGGTTGCAAAAAGACCTATTGATATGCCAAATGAAGGATTTTTACCAACTAATAAAAGAAGATAAATGGCAACAGTATTATTCATAAATAGACAAGATTTACTAAGGAATTCTATCATAGACGGGAACGTGGACACGGACAAATATGTTCAGTTCATCAAATTGTCACAAGAAATACACATACAAAACTACCTAGGTACGCAAATGTACGATGCTTTGTCTGCTGCAATACCAACAATAGATGATCCTGCAAATGCAAGGTGGAAAAGCCTTTTGAATGACTATGTGGTACCTATGTTAATTTGGTTTTCGCAGGTAGATTACATTCCTTTTGCTTCATATCAAATACGCAACGGAGGTGTTTCTAAACACGTATCAGAAAATTCAGAAAGCGTAAGCAAAGAAGAGATAGATTACTTGGTAGAAAAAGCTAGAACAAATGCAGAATGGTATTCAAGAAGATTTATTGATTATATGAGTTTTAACCAAACTACATACCCTGAATATACTAATAATATTAATGATGATATTGACCCTTCTTATGATGCCACGTTTAATGGTTGGGTTCTATGATTTATAAACCAAAAAAAAAGAATATTGAGAAACTTAAAACTTTCTTAAAAAAGGTAGAAAAAAATAAATCAAAAAAAGACAAAAATGGCAACTCTATTTAATACCCAAATTTCAGATACATATGAAGGTCTTTTAAAGACGATTGATAATACTGCAATAACAGCAACATTAAAAGAATTAACAGATGGAGCAGGAAACCAATCAGGTCTTTATTTAAATACAGCAGGAGATTTTAAAGTATCTAATATTTTAGAATGGGGTTCATTAAAGGATACAGGGACAGGCGTTACTATAACTCAATTTGTAACTTCTACAGATGGCATAGAAAACTTTAATAATAATACAACTCTACCTACAAGTGCAGCGGTAAAATTATATGTGGACACATACATAACAGCGCAAGACTTGGACTTTAGTGGAGATACTGGTATTGGTGCAGTTGATTTAGATTCTCAGGTTTTTAGTATTACAGGAGTCAATGGGGTTGTTACTTCTGCAGTTAGTCAGGGTCTTTTAATTGACACAGGTTCTTTAGATATAAGAATTACAAATAATACAAGTAATATTTCAATAAATGCGACTGCTATTTCAACAGAAACTGCAGCTAGGATTGCAGCTGATGGGGTTTTGCAGAGTAATATTGATGCAGAAGCAGCTACTAGATTAGCAAATGATAATACATTGCAATCTAATATAGATGCTGAAGCAAATACAAGAGCTTCTGAAGATGCAAATTTACAATCTCAAATAAATTCAGGTAGTACAGGATTAGCAGCTGAAACAGCAGCTAGAATTGCAGCAGATAATACACTTCAAACTAACATTGATTCTGAAGCAACTACAAGGGCTGCAAATGATGTAATTTTACAGGGAAACATAACGACAGAACAAACTGCTCGTATTGCTGCAGACACGACATTACAAACCAATATAGATACTGAAGAAACAGAACGTATTGCAGGCGATGCTAATCTGCAATCACAAATAACAACAGGTGATACAGGTTTAGCAACAGAAACTGCTGCAAGAATAGCCGCAGATAATATATTACAGGGCAATATTGATGCAGAGGCATCCACAAGAGCAACAGCAGATACAACCCTTACAAATAATTTAGCAACTGAGGTAACAAATAGAACTACAGCAGACACTACATTACAAACAAACATTAATACTGAAGCCAACACAAGGGCATTAGCAGATACTGCGTTACAAAATAGTATAGATATTGAAGCAGTCACTAGGGCTGTTAATGATTCAAGTCTTCAGGCAAGTATAACTTCTGAACAAACTGCTAGAATAGCTGCAGATACAAATTTACAGAATCAAATTAATACAAATGATACTGATATTACTAACTTACAAAGTAGTAAGCAGAGTATTTCTGAAAAAGGACAGGCAGATGGTTATGTTCCTTTGGATGCAAATGTAAAAATAAGTGAGACTTACCTACCTGAATCTGTTTTAGGTGGATTAAGTTACCAAGGGACTTGGAATGCAAATACAAATACTCCAACATTACCTACTGCAAGTACTGTAAAAGGACATTACTATGTTGTAAATACAGATGGAACTTACTTAGGAATAACTTATAACGTTGGGGATTGGGTAATTTCAAACGGAACATCGTGGGAAAAGGTAGATAATACAGAATCGGTTAGTTCTGTTTTTGGTAGGCTAGGAAATATAGTAGCAACTCAAAGTGATTACAGTTCTTTTTACCCTTTAATTTCAGATTTGAATGCAGAGATTGCTGCTAGAATTGCTGCTGATACTACGCTACAAAATAATATAAATGGAATTACTTTATCTTCTTTAGGTTTTACAGGGGATACAAATGCAAATTATATTACAAACAATAATCAGCTTATAAATGGAGCAGGTTATGTAACAAGTAGTGGGAATACTATTATAGGTACAGATGCAGATATTAATACAAGTGGTGCAGAAGTTATTGATATAATAAATATGACTGATGGAGTTATTCTATCACATAGTCTAAGAAATTTAACTTTAGCAAATTTAGGATATACAGGTGCAACTAATGCCAATTACATAACAAATAACAATCAATTGATAAATGGTGCAGGGTATATTACTGCAGCATCATTACAAGGGGTTCCCGCTATATTATCAAATGGCTCAACACCATCTTTAAATACAGGTATAACTGGTTCTGAAATACGTTCTTTAATTGGGGCGGGTACAGTTACACAGGTATCAGGAATTAATGGTTTAACGGGTTCAGGTATTAGTAGTGTTCAAATAAGTGTAGACTATTCAGGGGCGGGAAATATTATTGATACGGCTACTAATGGAATTAATATAGTACCTACTGACAAAATTTTATACGAAGATGCAACAGACAGTATTGTAAAAGAAATTGCTGTGTCTAATTTACTAGCTTTAGCCCCTCAAGGGAGTATCTTAGGGATAAATGCAGGTACAGGTATGACAGGTGGTGGTACTTCAGGAGTTGTAACATTAAATGTAATTGGTGGAGACGGTATTACAGCTAATGCAAATAATATTGTGGTTGATTCAACAGTTGTAAGGACTTCGGGTGCACAAACAATTTCAGGTGATAAAACTTTTTCAGGATTAATAACTGGACAAGATTCAGGATCTGTGCAATTAAATTTAAAAAGGGGATCTTCAGGGCAGAATGGGAATACTTCCATTTTATTTACACAACCTTTAGGAGATGGGTATATAGGCGTTGATGCTAATGGAGCTTTTTCATATAATACAGCGGCAGATTTAACTTCATCTAAATTTAAGGTTGACAGAAGTGGAAACGGAACTTTTTCAGGATATGTAACGGCAACAAGATTACGAGCAGGTGACGGAACTGATGGTTACTTTTTTAGTGACTCTGCAGGACGTACCGCTTTTACAGGTGGTAATTTTTATATACAAAGTGGTGTTGGCACTTACTACAATTATGCCAATACCCAATATCACGGAGGTTCAAGTGGTGATAATCTTTTATTTAGAGGTAATACTTTATCAGGTAACAATTGGGGTATTTCATCGGTTGGAGCATTCACTGCAACTTTAGGAACCTTTAGTAGTGCAACAGATCAAATATTAAATTTAGTTTCTTCCGACAGTAATGCTGTATATATAGCTTTAAAAAGAGCATCAACAAGAACAGCTTACATCGGTCACGGTAGTGGTGGTAGTACTTTATCTTTTGTAAATGAAATAGCAGGGGGTGCAATAACACTAGCAAACACTTCAGGAAGTGTAAATATTAATAACGGCGGAAGTACAACTATTTCAGGAGACTTGACAGTATCAGGTGGTGATATTACTTTAAGTGGCACAGGTAGAATTCAAGGTGTAGATACAGTGTCTGCTTCAACTGATGCTACAAACAAAGCCTATGTGGATACTTTTTTACCAAAAGCAGGTGGAATTTTAACAGGTAATTTATCAATAAGTATACCTGACGCAGGTTCATCTCCTGCAACGACAGCAATACTATTTCTTGATGGATATGAAGGTAGAGGGTCAGGAATAAAAATTAAAGATAGCGTTAATAGTGCTACCAGCCCAAGTAGCAGAGAGTGGTTTGTAGGAAGTGGATATTCTAACTCAGGTTTCAATATCGGTTACTCATCTACAGGTTCTAATTCGTCTTACTCTGCACAAAGCAAATTTAATATTACCACAGGTGGGGTTGTAACTATTCCTGGCAACGTAGGTATCGGAACGACTAGTCCTGGGGCTAAGTTAGAAGTATATGGTTCATCCCCTAATATACTAATAAACAATACAGCAGAAACAGATTCAGGAATAGTATTTACAGACGCACAAGCAGGAACAGGTCAAAGAGCCGCTATTAAGTTTAGCTCTTCAGATCAAAAACTAAAGTTCTTCGTAAATGATGAGGTTGCTCAGAGAATGGTTATAGATACTGTTGGTAATGTAGGTATTGGGACGACTAATCCAACATCTGCTTTAGGTAGCACAAAAGTTTTAGATATATCAAGTACAGGTAATGGAGAAGTTATATTAGACCACACAGACGCAGGGACAGCTTCAGATTTAGGTTTATATTCTTGGGCAAGAAACAACGATCACTTAGCACATATTAAAGCTAGTTGCGATGGTTCAACATCTGCAGCATTTATATCCTTTCACGCGCAACCATCAGGAGGATCTTTTTCAAATGCCTCTTCTAATGAAAGAATGCGTATAAAATCTAACGGTAACGTAGGGATCGGAACGACTTTTCCGTTATCCATACTTGATGTAAATGGAGTTGTATCTAATGGGGCTGCTAATAATGACCCAAATTTTACTGTATCAACAACAGGAATGAGTAAGACAGCTAGTGGAAGCTTACAATTTACGCAGGGTTTTTCAGGCACTTCTAGCGCTGGAGACAGAGTTGTATTTACGTACCAAGCTACATCGTGGAAGTCTTGGAGCTTAGATTACACTTTTACAAGCGCAAGTGGATTAGTTAAAGGAACTATAGGAGGATATAATAATAATAGTGGTGGATATAATAACTCTTTTTTAATAAATAATATGAACCTAACAGCTGTTGCAACTAATTTTGGTCAAAGCGTTATAGTTACTTTTACAGGTAATTTTGGTATACATATGACGTGTGATATGAGATATAGCCAAGGTGGTGGTGATGGTGCTCCAAGATCAGATAGGGCTGTCCTAAATTACATTAGTTAAATAAATAAATAAATAATTATGACAAATTACAATTGGAATTGCAAAACGGTAGATTGCTACCTTGAACAAGACAACGAAGCAGATGTAGTGTACAATGTACATTGGATTGTAACAGGTACTTCGGATCAAGTAGACCCACAAGGACAGGCTTATAGTGCAACCAACATTGGTACACAAACACTAGACACTAGTCAAATTACAAATTTTATACCATTTGTAGATATTACAAATGATGAAGTTGTTGCTTGGACAAAATCAGCAATGGGTGCAGAACAAGTTACTGCTATTGAAGCTAGTATTGAATCTCAGATTAATTCTTTGATTACACCCACTAGTATTACTTTAACTGTTGGACAACCAGTTGATACAGAAGACTAAATAAAAAAATTGTAGTACATTAGCAATTCAACATAAATTTTATAAAAATGTCAAAAATTTCAGAAAGTGAATTAAAATCACTACAAGAGCAAGAACAAAAAAAAGGTGCTATTTTACACGACTTAGGTTTATTACAAACGCAGGTTCATAGTTTGAATCATATGTATGTTGAACTTATGGTAGAGCAGCAAAAATCAAAACAAGAACTTGAAGAAAGTTATGGTAAAGTAAACATAAACCTTCAGGATGGTTCTTTTGAATTAATCGAAGAAAAAGATGAAAAAAATAAGTAAACATATTTCTTATAAGGAAGCTACCCATTCTAATTATGCTAAACAATACGGCATAAAAAACAAGCCAACTGCTGAACATATTGAAAATATGGAATTGGTTGCTGAAAAGGTTTTTGAACCTTTAAGGGAATGGGTGGAAAACCCTATTAAAGTAAATAGTTTTTATAGGTCTGAAGAATTAAATTCAGGTATTGGTGGCTCGCAGGTTTCTAGTCATTTAACAGGTAATGCAATGGATATTACTTCAATGGGTGGAAAGACTAATCTTGAAATGTTTCATTATATCAAAGACAATTTAGATTTTGACCAACTTATTTGGGAATTTGGTGCAGAACCAAAATGGCTTCACGTTTCTTATAAATCAGAAGATAACAGAAAACAAGTATTAGTAACAAAAAAGAGGGGTGTTTACTACACCTGGTCTGATTGCAAAAATTGTTAAGAAATGATAACCGACTACAAAACTATAATTATAAATTTAACCACCTTTGGAATTTCAATGTCTAATATAGATGTTTTATTAAAAAT